GTAGATAAAAATGATGCTGGTGAAGTGAAGTATCGTAAGGTTTCTGGAATGGTTCACTTAATTGTAAACCCAGTTAATTATTATGATATTGTTGCCGCTGTTACTTTCGCAAACTTAAATAACGTCTACGGCTCTAATATGCCTTTCATTCCAATTGAAAATATTGTTGAGTCAATTGATGTTCCAGAGAACAAGTTAATTTCATTTGTTAAAGGCGAATACGAAGCAACGCAATCACGTCCTGAAAAGGTTTATGTTTACAAAGAAACTTTTGCAATGAAACGTGCGACTCTTTATGCAATTGATATGTTAGGTAATGGTTATCCAACAAATAACGATGCTGCTCATGTTTACGATTTGAAATTTGAAGTTCCAACAGTTCCAGAAGGGTAAGGTGAAATAAATGGCTGAATTTAAAGTGTTAAAAGAATTTAGATTACTTGATGATCCAAAAGTACCAGGTAAAGGGAAAGTTTATCAACCAGAAGAAGTTATTGATATTGCTGTAAAAAGAGCTGACCAAGTTATTAAAACACTAGGTAGCTCTTTTTTAGAGCGTATTGATAAAAAGCCGAATGAAGAAGTTGTTGAAGAAACACAAACGATTGAAGAACATGATGAAGTAGAAACTTCAGAATCCGAGTAAAGGAAGGTGCTTTTCTGATGGAAGAAAAAGAAGTCACGATGAATACAACAGAATTTATCAGTCAGTACAAAGCACGCTTCCGTATCTTCCATTCTTCCGAAGATGAAGATATTGGAGAACAGCTTGAAAGTTCATTCAAGATTATTAAAACCTTGATTGGTAAATTTAATCCTGATGAATTTTCAGAAGGTGTCGAATTGGTATTTGAACGTGTAAGATACGTTCGAAATGAATCAATTGAGTTCTTTAATGACAACTTTCAACAAGCTATCTTAGATGCTTCTTTAGCTTTAGGCGGTGAGTTAGTTGGCGATTAATTCAAATTACAAACCGAAAAAGATTACAGCTGGTGCTTTAAATACACCAGTTTCTTTTTTTGAGTTTAAACCTTCAGACGGCCCCGAACCAGGTGAAGAAGAAAAAGAAGAGCTTTATAACTGTACTTGCCTAGTTTATAAACCGTCTTCCAAAGACAGAGATATTTTAAGCGGTAAAGGAACTAAAGAAGCTGTCACGATTAAAATACGAGATCCATACATGGATTATTTACCAAGCAACAAACACAAGGTTATTCTTGATGATTTCAGATACAAGGATAAAGTTTGGGATATTGTAGACCACGCTCCTGACATAGAAAATAATGATTTTGTAAAGATTATTCTGGGTATCACATCATGAGTGTGAGTGTAACAGGAACAGATGAAATCATCAAAAATATTGAAGCGAAGTTAGGGAAAGCACGAGCTACAAGAGTTATCAATAAAGCTCTTAGAAATTACGGTAAAGAGTTACAGGAAGATGTAAAAGCTGCTGTTGCTACCTATCAAGATACTGGGGAAACTCATTCAACTGTTATTGTATCTGGAGTCAAAAAAGGATCACCAAAACAAATTGCGGTAGGTTGGGGAGCTGGCTCTCGTTGGCGTTTAGTCCATCTTAGCGAGTTTGGTTATACAAGGTTTGGACGCTATGTTAGTCCTCGTGGTATGGGAAAATTACAAGGTGTGGTTGATAAGACTGAAGGCTCTGCCTTTGAAAAAATGCGTGGAGAATTGGAGGAATTGGCCCGATGAAAGATATGATGATGGAAGTTTATAACCAATTAATCACAAATGATTTAATCAAAGAAAAAACTAGTTTTGTAAATGATAAAGGTAAAACAGAATATCGTATCAAGTTTTATGAAGTACCTGAATCACTAGATACTAGTAAACCATTCATTGTGATTGATACTCCATTAGGACCACCAGAAAGTGCTTATTTTGCAGCAAATAAAGAAATGTCACAAACATTCAGTTATCAGATAAATGTTGAAACTACCAACAGAAAATTAACAGATGAACTCTCAAAAGAGATTAAAAAAATTATGTGGGAGAATGATTTCATACAATTATCTGGTGGATTAAATACTTATTTCACTGAAACAAAACGCTTTGTTCAAGCAAGGCGCTATCGAAAAAATACAAAAATTTACGACACTGATTATTAATCGGTGTCTATTTTATTAGGAGGAATATTAAATGCCAGAAACTTACGGTTTTAATAAATTATCAACACGTGTTTTAAAGAAAGATTTAACACCAGATACTACTAAAAAAATTAGAGTATTAGAAGGTGTTCAAGAAGAAGGTGGTCCAGTTAGTTTTGAATTAACTGGATTAGCAAAAGAAGCAGTTAAAGTTTTTGCTGGTGACAGAGAGTACTACTTAGCTTCTAAAGGCGTAGGTGCAGCAGCTGGAAATTTTGGTGTGTTAGATGTGCCAGCAGAAATTGAAGCTGAATGGTTAGGGCTTGTTCAAATGAAAGAAGGTATCGATGGTTTTGGAGACAAAACTGATCCACCTTATGTTGCCGTTTTTGCAGAATCAGAAACCCTATCAGGTGAAGCAATCGCTTGGGCTTTAGTTGCAGGTAAGTTCAATAGAGATGGTTTCTCTTTAGCTACTAAGACTGATGAAGATTTTACTCCAGAACCAGGCGAGTATGTTCATAACGCTGTTACTCGTGAAATCACAGTTGGTGACAAAACAGAAAAAATGAAAGTTCTTAGAGCAGTAGGTACTGCAAACGTTGAAGCACTTAAGACTGCAGTGTTAGGAGAAGCAACAACAGTTCCAGAAGGTTAGTCGAAAGACTAGCCTTTTTTATTTTTGAAAATTACAGGAGGTTTTATTAATGGAAGAAAGAACAATCAAATTAAGTCTTAGAAACAATGATGGAAAAGTTAAAGAATATTTCTGTGACTTTGTTCCTCAATCTAAAAAAATTGATTACATCAGAAAAGAAGCTGAGTTGGAGCAGAAAAATAAAGAATCAGAAAAAGAAACAGAAACTCATGAATATGAAGAGCTTCAAGCTGAATTTGTCGCAGGTTTGTTTGAGAGCGATGAAGTCACTAAAGAAGCTATCTTGAACGGTTTAGATTCTCATGATTTCAAACAAGTTTATGACATTGTTCGATATCGTGTTTTAGGTTTCTCAAGAGAAGAGGATGAAGCAGCAAAAAAAGCGATGATGGAGCAACTGTTACGTGGTCAAGATTTTACGACCTCCAAATAAATCTCATTAAAGACATTATTCAAAAAATCCCTTCTATGACAATAAAAAATGTGATGGAAACGGACTGTTTGGATATTGACGAGATTTTATTAAGTTCTCCAAAAAAATCTAAGAAAAATAAACCAGTTAGAAAGTTAGTGCTTAAAGAAGGAGGTGCTTAGATGTCTGGTGGAACTCCATTAGGTAACATGGTCATTAAGCTAGGTCTTGACGATGCTGAATTTGGAAAAGGTGTTGAGAATAGCAAGAAACAAGTTCGATACCTAGCTAAAGAAATGCAAGCTAACATGAAAATAGCTGATATGGCAGGAAACCAATTAGGCAAACTAGGTTCTCGTTATGATGGACTGACAAAAATAATTAGTGCACAAGAAAAACAAGTTCAAGCTCTTAAAAAAGCTTATGATGAATCATTTGTTGATGGTAAAGCAACTGATTCAACTAAACGATTAGCGACTCAATTACAAGATGCGAATGGAAAGCTTGCGAATTACAAGCAACAACTTTCTAATGTTGAAAAATCTATGATGATGTATTCAGAGAAATCTGAAAAAGCAAAAGAGAATATTAACCATTTGACTAGAGAAATGCAACTTAATATGGAATCAGCAAGTTTACTAGGTAATCAACAAAAAGTAATGGGTGCAAATTATGAAGGCTTAACAAGGATAATGGCCGAGCAAAAAACACATGTTGCGGCGTTGAAAGAAACCTATGATCAGTCATTCGTTAATGGTAAAGCAACAGAAGCAACAAAAGAATTGTCTTTAATGTTAAAAGAAGCTCAAAATGAATTGATTAGAACAGCTGGGAAGACAGCTGAACTTCAAGTAAAGAGTCAAGGTTTTACTGGAGCAATTAACAAGGCTAGTGATTCTCTCATTAAAAATGGTCAAACTATGGAAAACTACGGTGGCAAATTAACTAAAGGTATTACATTACCATTAGTTTCAGGAGCTGCAGCTGTTACTACGGCTGCGGTATCTTGGGAGTCGGCATTTGCCGGAGTTAAGAAAACTGTTGATGAAGTTGTTGACTCAAACGGACGTGTCACTTACTCATACAAAGATTTAGAAAATGGACTAAGAGGTCTTTCTAAAGAACTCCCTTCAAGTCATAAAGAAATTGCTGCTGTTGCAGAAGCCGCTGGACAATTAGGAATTGAGACACCTAACGTAGTGTCATTCACTAAGACAATGATTGATTTAGGCGAATCAACAAGCATGAGTGCCGAAACTGCAGCGACTGAGCTGGCTAGATTTGCTAATATTACTGGAATGTCACAAGACAAATTTAGTAACTTAGGTTCAGCATTAGTTGATTTGGGAAATAATTTTGCCACAACTGAAGGTGAAATTTCCGCGATGTCACTTCGTTTGGCTGGGGCAGGTTCTCAAATTGGAATGACTGAAGGTGAAATTTTAGGATTTGCTGCAGCATTAAGTTCCGTTGGAGTTGAAGCTGAGGCTGGAGGAAGTGCCTTCTCCAAAGTGATGATTCAAATGCAACTCGCTGCTGAAAAGGGTATGGGAGCATTTGATGAGTTAATTAATTTAGGTAATCAAAGTGGTGTTTCATTTGATCAAATGTCCTATGCTGTTCAAAAAGGCGGGAACACTTTAAAAGCTACTGCTGGTCAAATGGGATTGACTAATAAACAATTGAGTTCAATGTACAAAGAAGCGGATAAATCTGCTATTTCATTACAAAATTTTGCAGAAGTAGCTAGTATGACTAATGCTGAATTTGGTAATTTATTTAAACAAGATCCTTCAAAAGCGATTATGAAATTTGTTGATGGTTTGGCTAATGCTGAATCTCAAGGTAAATCTGCAATTGCTGTTTTAGATGATATGGATATTACTGAAGTTCGTTTAAGAGACTCTCTATTAAGAGCTGCAAATGCAAGTGGTGTGTTCTCAGATGCGGTAAAAATGGGTAACAGTGCTTTTAAAGAAAACACCGCACTAGCAGAAGAAGCTGGTAAGAGATACGAAACAACAGAATCCAAATTGAAGATGCTTAAAAATGAAGCAGTAGAT